GGAGACTTTATTCCATTAAGAGCATCAGGTTACACAAATACACCTAAAAATAATCCAAATGGTAAAAAATTCCTTGCTTTAAAGATTGAGACAGACTATAAAAAACAAAAGGAGATTTATGAGTCTGACAATAGATCAATAGACGCAGGTAGGAATTTAAATATGTCCCCTGCTGATGCACCTATTGGTTCAGACGAAATCGACTTTTAACAATTGGGGCATGATCGCTAGTTTGCATGGGCTAGTTAATTTGCTGCTCCTTTGTAATCTTGAGGCTAATGACTCTGTATAGCCTACTTATACACAATTTTACGAAGATGATACGAGTTCCCATCGAGGATATATGAGAGAGTCAAAGGCAGTTTTTCTGAAAAGTTTTACCTGCCTCATAAGCTTATATATAAGCAAACGTATCTGTTAGTCCCCAACTTTTTTATTATGGCAGACTCAACTAAATCAGTAATCAAATTACGAAAGCTAAGAGAGAAAAGACTTTTATGGCTTGAAAAAAAATTAGATAAGAACATCCGGGGCTATGATCATCTTGTGCAGTATTGTGATGATCATACTGCTTATCTTAGGTCTGATTGGGTTGATGAAAATATAAGAATAATCATCATTAAACACAATTACGAGGTAAACAAAGCAAAAACTATGAATATTAAAGACTTTAAAAAATGGGAAAGACAGGAGGTTGACAATGAAATTGAATAATTTTGTTGATAAAGAATTACTTGATATGCCACCTGATATGGAAGGTATTACAAGACCCAAAAAAGACAAAAAAACAAAGAAATTTACATTTATTGTAAATGGTGTTGGTAATGCACCTATGAAACTCACAACACACGCAGAATCTGAAGCTAAAGCAATTAAATATATAAAAGCAAGATGGGGCGATTGTAAGTATGAGGTAGTTAAATGAAGCAAATCATTTTTCCAAGCAACCCATATGAGGGACAAATATATTGGGACATGAAAACAAAAATCATTTTTGAATATTGGGAACCAGAAGAAGGGTTACCACCCGAAGTAAGAGCAAAATGGATTGCATTAGATTTTCAAAAAGAATGTGTTGAAAATTTATTTTCTAAAAGAGGAAAAAATAAATATTTTGCATATAACAGACTTATTGATCGATATGGTTGGACAGATCAACAAATCAAAGATCTTTATAACGCATGACAACAGAACAAAAGATCGCAGCAGCTACTGCTCGCATTAAAGAACTCGAAACACTTATCAAATTATGGAAAGATGAACGAAGAACAAAAAGAATTTATATTTAGACACCCTTGGTATCTTAAATTATTTCCTGTGGAAGATCGTGCAAAAATAATATTGATGTATACAAAAGAAGAACAACTTAATATGATTGCTCGATACGATTTAGAACTTAGATACGGAAAATTTAAGAAAAAATGACAGCAGAAAAACTACAAAAATTATGGAACTTAGCAACTCGTAATCCTAATGAAAACGAGGCACTTGTAGCTGCTCGTAAATTTATTAGAGCTATTAATAGAGAACAGGTAAGTGTGCATTTGTATAAAGGAATGCCACCTGCATCACAGGAAGATATACAAAAAGCTATAAATAATGCATACCAAAAAGGTATTAACGATGTTAAACAACAATATCAAAGAGAACTAGATCGACATTTAAACGCAAAATATAACGAGGGATATTTAGATGGACAAAGAAACGGATATACAGAAGACGATATGAAAAGACAATACAAAAAAGGATATATAGCTGGGCAAAACTCTAAAGCTATACAAAAATCAGAACCATCAGATATTGTTCAAGAAAAACAAAACTTACAAACAATTGTTTATGGAAATAGTCTTGGTACATCAACAGGTACTGTTATTTTTCATAATCAAAGTTCTAGCACTATACATATCAGGCGAAGTTAAATCTTGTATATCACACATTTAGTCTGCAAAGGACAAATCGGAGTCAACCCGATATATTATGGACTAACAGCAAAATTTAGACCTTGGTATTTTGATGGAAAAAAAGTTTATGTCGGTAGATTATATGAGACAAAATCAGAAGCAGAAGAAGCAGCAACAAGAATTAGGACAGATTGTATGTTGCGGAGTTCATGTCTTTAGAGTTATAAATGGTACTAGATACTGGATTAGCACACCTCCGGATGGATATGAAGATAAAATTTGGCATAAGTAATGGCCTCTCTTAGATACCATGCAGGTCGCATGGTTCTATATGAAGAAAAGCCTAGTGTTTGGCGAGTAAAAATAAAAACAAAAAAAGGTAAAATAAACTTGCCTTTAAAAGCAAAAGAATTAGAACCTGCTCTCATTGAAGCAGAATATTTATATGCAGATGCAAGATGTCTAAGTAGAAACCATCCAATATGTATTGAATGTATTCATTGGTTAGTTATTAAATCTGAATGCGGATTAGGTATGCCAGAAGGAAAAGCTAGTGGGGGAGTTTGGGCGAAGGATTGTGCTTATTTTTGGGAGAAGAAGATATAGATTTATCATATTCATCATAAATTTTATCTATATGATCCCCGGCTTGATTAATTATTTTTGTTAATCTAAAATTCTCCATTGCAAAAGCACTTATAAGATCGGGAATATCATCAGGATCTATATAATTAAATACTTCTCTTAATATCATTTCAACTTCAAATTCTTCTTCAAGAGAAATGGTTGCTAATACCCAAGGCTCAACTTTTCGTCTTTTTTTTGCTTGTTTGTTAAACCACCCTGACCAAGGCATTTCAATTTTCATTAGAGTGTCCTCCACCCTAACAATAACCAAATTTTACGAAAAGTCTAGTTATTCCGTATATACTGTGCTTTTCTGTCTTCTATAGTTTGCTCTGGATATTGTATTGTATGCCAAACGTGTTCGCACTTAAAACATAATCTTCTTCTAATAATTATATGCTCTGAGTTTCTATCAGATTGTATGACTTTCTGTCTTGAAAGAGTATTGCAGTTAGGACATTTTACAAAATTTAGTCGATGCATTTGTAGATTTGTATGGTTTTTTATTTTAATATAGAAGCAGTTACTTAACTATTAAAATGCATACACAAACAAGAGGTTACGGATCTTCAAAAAAGAAGAAAACAAAAAAAGTAAAAGTTAAATTAGGTAAATAATTATCTACCTGGAAATAAAGCTTTTTCTAAAACATCACAAAGACGATCATCTACTGTATTGTCAGTTTTTTTAACCATAGCTCGTACTATATCAAGTGCGAGTTTTTTTATTGCTTTTCCACGAAGGAAAGCAAAAAGTATAGGCTCAATAATTTTTAGCATTGTAATTAGTAGATTGCTAGTCTTATAGTAGCTCAACCTATCCATCTAGAGCTATAGCCTCTTCTACTGGTCATAATTGAAGAGGCTATCTTCTTGGTTTAATCTCTGCTACTGCTAGTTCTACTTCTTTTAATCGATGAAATACTTCTTTCATGTCATCATGCATATCATCTATCTTTGTTGTTAATAATTCTATAGCAGTTGTATTTCGCACGAGATCATCTCTTGATTGTCTTCCTCTATAAGAAATAGATCCTACAGATACAAAACAAGCTGTCATCATTGCTCCCCCAACTGCTGCTATTACTTCTACCACTTTACGAGTCCTCTATATATGTCTATTATGACAGAAAAAGGTTATGACAGCTAAGAAACCTAAAAATCTTTTGCAGAAATTGAAAGAAAAAGTAAGTGACAAAGAAGAACAGTTTGAGTACATCTCAGTTGCAGTAAGGCTTTTGGTAGTTTTTTGGAGTGGACTTCTAGTTACAAGCAACTACTTGCCTAAGATTCCAGGCATCACAACAGGAGAAAAGCAAGATATAACATTTCCAGCCAGCTTGTTAGCAACCGCCCTTAGTTCTTTCGGGCTAGAGCAAGCCAAAAAAGGTAGCAAGAAAGACGATAAAGTTGCCGAAAATCAAGGTATGGTGCAGACTATAAGGGTAATAACACCTATTAAAATAGAAGGTGCAGAAGTAATCGACCCTAAAACACAAAAATGAAAAAACTACTTCCATTATTATTTTTAATAGCAGCCCCAGTTCACGCTGACATCACTTCAAAATTTACATCGAGCGTAAGCGTAAAAGTTGACGCAGCTATGACACAGGCCACACGGATTGGGGCATCGTATAGTGCGTCTGGGAGTAATATCGGAACAAGTGATTCAAACGATCAGATCGGAGGTTTAACTGTAAGTAATGGTGCAGTTACTTTAAATGCTGGAGATTACTCTATTAATGGATGTGGAGAAGACCCTGCTAACTGTGCAAGTACATGGTCACTAACAGAATCATTCACAGCAGCAGATACGATTCCAAGCAGCAATAGCACTATTACTGCTGGAACAGTTCCTAACTTCGGAAGTGTAATTTCAACTGTAGCTGGAAGTGGAGATGGTTTTGCAGGTTCTATTACATCAGGTCATGGGATCACAGGATTACATGAGGGAGATTCTGGATCTACTGTTACAGGACAGTTTGTAACGGAGCTAACTATAAGATGATTTATGAAAAAACTTTTACTGCTAGTTTTTTTATTTAGTGTACCTGTCAATGCTCAACCTATTGTGCCTAACTTCACTACCGGGACAGTTAGTAGCACCACCAATACAACCACATCTATCAATGAGACTATCACTTCTACAGATTATCATGGTAATTCTTATGAGTATACTGTTACTGGATTGGGTGTCTCAACCGATGGATCAGTTGCTCCCGACACAACGAATGTTAATGGGACAGTAGGTGGTCAAACTTATACATGGACAGGGCTAGATTTATCGGCAGAAAACAAACCAGTATTCACATTAAGCGATTCAAATTCTGGAAACGCATTCCAATTTACGGAGACTTATCGAGGCCCCGGTGGAGTCTCAAACGTGACAACAATACAAAGAAATATAGAATCACAAAGCGTAATTACAAGTACCTCAGTATTCTCTCAGTAATTCTTTTATATCCAACGCAAGTCTTTGCTAATGCTGTAAGCCAATCTAATAATGGATCTGTGACCAATATGGCAATCCAATCGCTTACAGGTAACATGGTCACTAATCAATATGGGGGAAATATTGTTTGCCAAGGGCCGACACTCACAATTAGCCCCTTCACAACATTTGGAGCAAATTATTTAAAACCTTATCGGGATTATTATTCTACACCAGTTTACGATCCAACAGACGCAAATGAAGATGGTGTGCCTGATAATCCGGGGAATGTGCTATATGAACAATTAAATTACTCAGGAACAAATAAAGATAGTTATGCCTTAAATTTTGGTATATCTGCAAGTTTTAGTATTCCTTTAGATCGTGGTTTACAGAATCAATGCAAGTCTGCTGCTGATACGCAGATATCTATACAGAAGCAAGTCCTAGAAAATAAACGATTAGATTGGCAGATAGCTCGAATTCGTGAATGTGGAAAATTAAAACAAGAGGGAATAATGTTGACCAAAGATAGCCCATTTTTTAATTTATGTAAGGATGTTTATTTAGTTCCAAAAGCTAATCAAGTTATTCCGCATACACATAAAATCATTCCTTCTCAGTAGTAGATTTGTTACTAAAACGTCCTACTATTTTTTTCACGAGAGGCTTAATAACTGAGAGTAAGATTGGAGAACTCGCAGCGATAAGTCCAATAGCAGTAGTGCTAACAACAGTAGAAAGAGGAGGTAAGTACTGAGAGATGAACGGAACACTTTCATAGACCTCATAGCATTTAAGCCCATCATCCGATCTGCGATGAGATACGACAATCTCTAGTTTAAGTTCTGAAGCATATTGACCTACTCTTAAATTACCGTCTCCTGGACATTCAACTAATTTTACAGTTTCTTTTTGTTTTTTTTGCTCTGGGATTTGTGGTTGTTCAAACTTTGATTCTGGAACTTTCTGTGCAGGTTTTTGTTCTTGTTTTTGTTCTACTATTTCTAATTTTTTAGAATTGTAATCTATAGGCACATAAGATGGTATCTCATAACCAGGTGGACAAGAATAAAATGAGCCGTTTACATCATCTTCAACAATTGCAGTATTAGTCGGTCTTATATCACGATGAGTTTTAACACATCCCGGTAAATTTATATTTGGTAAAGGGACATCTAAAGAAGTTGAAGTCGATGGTACAAAAATTGGAACAGTAATAGATTGTATTTCGGGTATTACAATTTCTTGTATTTCAATCGAAGGCATCTCTTTTTTTCAATACTTCTACTTGCGAATAACATTTAGAACAAGATAAATTAGTCATTACTGAAAACTCAGGATAAGTTGGCATAGATTCATCAATATCTATATCTCCACTTGGTATTAATTCACTATTACACCAATAACAATTCACTTTAACTTAGGTAGTTGCATTGATGGCCCTGTCATCTCAGGTATTTCTGCGTCAAGAATCTTTGGCATAAGTCCTTGAACATTACCTAAAACTTCATTCATTATCTTTGTTTTAAATTGTTCTGAGGTTACATATTTGTAACCAAAAAATGCTGAGATTAAAGTGCTGACTATGAGTACAAATGAAGCTATACTCAAAATATTAGAGATTTTTTGAAACATTGGATTTAATTAAAGAAGCATTTTTAAAAGCATTAACCCCAATTACTTTGATGGTTTTTGCTTTGATTTTGGGTCTTGCTCCACTTTACTTGCTTGCTGGGATGCTGACTCGATTTTCCTCAACAACATCTCCTGTGCCTGTATCCCACCCTCAATCATAAGTATTTTTTGATTAGTATCACTTAAAACTTTCTCTGCTTGATTTTTTGTCTGTACTTGTTTTGCAAGTTCTTCTTTCCATTCAAGGATTTGTTTTTCAATAATACTTCTCATGTTTTAAACAATTGTAAGAGTTTCTCCTGATCCTACAGTAACAGTAACACCGCTGTTAATTGTTATAGGCCCAGCAGACATAGCATTTTTGCCATTAGTAATAGTATAGTTAGTCGTTACAGTTTGACCATTTTCATAAAATATTTCATCCGATCCACCACCTGTAGCACCAGCCGATATTCCTGTTAAATTTGATCCATCAACTGCTGGTAATGTAGAAGGAAAACGTGCGTCCGGAATAGTTCCCGAAGATAAATTACTAGCATTTAATGAATTAATAACGCTTGAAGTAACGTAACCGGCTCCGTTAGATATTTGATTATTATTAGTTACGTTAGTTGCAGAGGCAGCTATCCCGTCCAACTTATTTTTTAAAGTAGTTGTAAAATTATTATCGGTTTGCGAAGCTACTACGAAATCTATAGTACCGTCACTATCCTGATATGTAACGGTTATTCCAGTTTCAGTATTACCGGAAAGCATACCTCCAACTATATCTTCTACTTGCTCATCAGTTAACGTTGCCGTTATAAACCCCGCTCCGTTTGTTAATTGGTTCGTATTAGTAACGTTGGTAGCTCCACTAGCTATCCCATCAAGTTTATTTTTAAGAGTAGTAGTAAAGTTATTATCCGTTTGTGAAGCTACAACAAAGTCGAGCGTTCCATCAGAATCTTGATAAGTAACCGTAATACCGGTCTCGGTGTTACCAGTTACCATACCTCCTACGAAATCCTCTACTTGTTCTTCGGTAAGAGTTGAAGTTATATAGCCGGCACCGTTAGTTAGCTGATTATTATTTGTGACGTTAGTAGCTGAAGCTGCAATACCATTTAATTTAGAAAGTAAAGCATCGGTAAAGGCATTCGTATCACTATTAGATTCATAAGCACTTTTTATTTCACTAGCTGATTGGTCGGCGGTAGCTCCATCTTCCACGTTTAACATTGTGCGAAGATTAGCTGGAGTTATTTCTTCAATAGCCCCTGCACCACTTGAATCTCTACCTAAAATCCTGTTTGTTGCTGATACGTTTTGTATTTTTGCATAAGTAACTGCATCGTCAGCAATTTTAGATGTGGTTATGTCTCCGTCTTCTACTTCACCACTTATTTCAACAACAGAATTATCATCTTTTTTTGTAAATAATTTACCTAAATCTGTTCTAAGAGCAACTTCTCCAACGACTAAATCACTAGCACTTGGATCACTACCAGAACCTCTTTTAAGTTTGATTACGTTTGACATTGGTTAGCCCTCCTAATAATTAGCTTTTAGTAGCTCCCCCCATCTATATCTAAACCTGAGACACTTCCATTTTCCAAAAATGTAACTAGATCAGTAAAAGCAACTTGTTTCATAGTTCCATTGTCATTCACTATAATTCGATCTGCCGCCGCTAAAGTTGTGGAAGTCGCAGATGTTGCCCCATCTAATAAATTTAATTCAGCAGTTGTAGAAGTAACACCATCAAGAATATTTAATTCTGCTGCTGTTGATGTAACTCCGTCTAAGATATTTAATTCAGCAGTTGTTGATGTAACTCCATCTAAAATATTCAATTCAGCAGTCGTTACAGTTGCTCCATCTAAAATTGCTACCTCTGTTGATGTAAGTAATGCAAGTGCGGTTGCAGCACCAGACTGACAGCTTGATAAAGCAGTTAGGTCAGCATCTAAAGCTTGTTTTGCATCTAATTGAGTTTGTATTGCAGAAGTAACACCATCAACATAATTTAACTCGGTTGTCGATAAAGTTGCTCCATCTAGTATTTGTATCTCTGCTTCAGTTAAAGCAGCAAGTGCCGCAGATCCTCCTGATTGGCAACCTGATAAATTATCTAAATCAGCATCATAAGCTTGTACTTGACTTCCAATAGCGACTCCAAGACTTGCTCTAGCTGTAGCTCCTGATTCAAGAACAAAATTAGATCCGTTACCAACGATAAAATTACTATCTGTAGGAGTTAAACCAGCTATGTCACTAAGTTGTGCATCAAAAGCCTGTACATCTGATCCAATCGCAACACCTAGAGCTGTCCTTGCAGCCGAAGCACTCGTTGCACCTGTACCACCATCAGAAATTGCTAAAGTTCCTGTTATAGAACTAGCAGCAAGATCAATAGCAATTTCAGTAGATTCAATAACAAGTCCACCATTTGATTTCAAATCGACAGATAGAGTATTACCAGACTTATCTAAACCATCCCCTGCTATAACTTGACCTGCCCCGGAGAACTGCACAAAGGTAAGATTATTAGTCCCTGTAACCGCAGATCCCTTGTCAGAACTACATACAAAAGCATTATCTCCATTAACAGTACCTTGCTCAACAAAAGCAAAAGCACCTGCGGCATCAGCCCCTGCCGCTAAATCATCTGTTCTTGTCCAAGTGCTTGCTTTACAAAGATAAAGTCCGTTCTCTGAGGCTGTGTTTTGATTTTTTACAAGTACTCTTTCGTCAGCAGAAACCGCAACTCCATCAATAGTCTGTGTTCCAGATAATGTGATGTTTGCTGTTGTTGCAACTTTAACTGAGTCTTTAACATCAAGTCCTTGTGCAACAGAATCTACATAACCTTTATTTGCAGCATCGTTATCAGAAGTAGGATCTGCTAAATTTGTAATTTTTTGACTATTTGCACTTACAGCACCATCAGGAGCAGTAAGCTCATTTAATTTATTGCTCTGAACTGCGGCATTGAAATTACTGACCTTGGAGGAATTTAGGGAAGGAATATCGGCGGCAACGAGAACTCGAAATGCAGGTGCAGCATCAGACCCTGATCCGGGGCCTGCTAAAACTTTGTTTGCATTCTGTACTGTTGCCTTATCAAAGAATGCACCTTTACCTCCAATAGGGATGATACTTGTAGCTGAACCTCCAGCACCCCCACTCCCCTTACCATAGATTAGTACTTCATCGCCTTCTCTAAAAGCAACTTCCGCATTTTCTAACGAGGTTGGGTTTGATGATCCTGTAGATCTTTTAATTCTAATTGTGTTTGCCATCAGAAATTACCTCCATCGACTAGTGTAAGAATGGTGTGGGTTGCAGTTGCTTCAAATCTACTTGTTGAAGAGTTAAATACAGGAATTGAACCATTAACTTTGTTGTCTCCATTAAATTCAAAACCACTAGCAGCTGGACCTTGAGGCCCAACTGTAGTTATCTCTACAGTTGTAACATCTGAGACTTGTGATACTTCGACTTTATTCGGAGTACTCATGCTGTATAACCCTCAAATACATTTAGGTTTCCTTTTATATAATAGTATTCATCTCCGCTAGGCTCGGTCAATTTGACATCATATTTCAAAGTCCCAACAATAAAATTATCTGTTTGCGTGTCTGTAAGTTTAATATCAACAATACCTCCGGTTCTGTTTGTATAAGTTATACCCCAATCTGCAAATTTGACTTTTCTATCTGTATCCCACACTTGAGCAGAAACAGTATATCCTGTTAAATCTATTGCAGAACTTGTAGAGTCTTTAAGAGTAAGACGTAAACCAAAATCTGATCTTTTGTATACATCAAAATTTTTAGAGCCTGGAATGATTGCCATTATCCTGTTATTTCAAATGCTGTAATTGAAGAAACTGCTCCATAAGTGTTATTACTTCCTCTTCTATTTACAAATAAATTTGCACTACTTTCAGTCGGTCTGCCTTGAACTTTGTAAGTTGTTGCACTTGTGGTTGATGGAGAATCTAAATGAATTAAGTTATGAGTATCTGATAAATTTGAAGCGGACATTCTTGCCATTGCAAAACCAGTATTGTCTGAGCCTCCATCATTAGCTGTTCCAACACCAATGGCTGTGCTACCTCTTAAAACTCTTAATAAACAAGCATCTGCAACAGAAACAAAAATACTTACGACTACTAGAACCTTGCTACTGTTTGAACTTGGTGTTATTGAAACTGAAAGACCTGTTATATCAGTAAAAGAGGTGCTTGATTGTGAATATGTGTCTGTTTTAGTTGTAGATACGCATTGAATAATTCCTCCACCACTAGCCCCACTTGGAAGACCACCGACAGGAACGATTGAATTGACTTTAAGTTGGCTCATGATTTTGGATACTTGTCTTTGATTGTTTTAATAGTAGCTTTCCAAGCATCTATTCCATTATGATAAATGTCATCTAGTTGATCTTGAAGACTTGGATACTCTGCTCTTCTTTGAGATTTGTAACTATCGTTTTCTAAATCCCATGCAGCTTGTAGAGCAGCAAGTCCGTCAGTACATTCTTTTTCTGTAGGCTTAGATCCACCATCATGCACTATAAGATTTGCATAAATTTTATTTTTAGAATCAGACCAACCAAACCAACCTCCTAACCTTACAGTTACAAGATAATCTTCGATATGATCGGGTCTTCCATTAAGCTTCATTATGTTTCTCCAAATTTATAAACAGTAAAGCCATTTCTTGATTCTGAAGAGACACCACTATAATTACAAGTTCCAATTGAACTAGCCATGTATCTCCATTTGTAGTTTGAAATATCTGTAATATCAACTATATCCATTAGAGCAAAACTAGCATAAGTATTCCCACCGCTATTGTAAGCACTTCCGTAATTTTCATTAACAGCACCGTAAGAGCTACCATTATTAGTGCTTAAATATGATTTGATACCAATATATCTATCACTATTACCAGTAGCTTGTCCATTATACATAAGTAAATATTTCCCAGTAGAAGGAAAACTAAAAGTTCCGCTTGATTCTGTTAAACCTGTACCAATCTTTTCAAAATATGTATCATTTCTTTCCCAATTTGCAGTAATAAAATTATCTCCAAAATTACTTAAAGTACTTGTAATTCTCCAACTATCTACCTCTGTTAATCCTTGCGGAAAAGGAAACGCAGTTCCATCAGCTTCTAGTATTGTGTTAACTTTTAATGTACTCATGGCTTGGGATTAGCGTCTTTTACAGCTTTGATGTGAGTTGCCCATGTGCCAGATGTTGTGACAGTTCCAGCAACTATATCCTTATATAACATATCTAACTGATCTCCTATAGAAGCATATGTAGTCGATCCATCAGTTGTTCTATCTGTTTGATATTTAATAGCAGCAGCTTCAGCGTCTAATGCTGTTCTTGCAGCATCAATTTTGCTTTGGTCAAGACTTACAGAATTACCGCTTGCATCAAACGCTCCAGTGCTATCATCAATCGTTACAGCATTTGGATAGGCTTTGCGTATGGCTTCGTGATCTAAGGACATAATCAGGTTTTAATTAAATTATACACGGAAGTAATCATGCTGACACCTCATAAAGTAATGCTTGAGAAAAACCTCTTGCATAGCTACTTGAGTTACTATCTACTGCTGATCTACCTATGTAATAAGCTGTAGATGCACCTGACATTTGATCTAACTTAAGATAATACTTACAAGCACTTGTAGTAGCTGGACTATCAAGAAATTCAATATTCAAAGTACTTATATTGTGAGCATTGTTTACAGCAGCTCCAAATGTAATTCTATCTCTACTTCCATCGGCTTCTCCTAAACCTAAAATAGTTTCAGAACCACCACCAATTTTTCTACATAAAGCACCAGTAACCGCAGTACTGGTGTTAACTCCAACTGTCATAATAAATTTAACTAAAACTTTATGAGAGGAACTTGTAGGAGTAATAGATATATTAAAAATACTTTCCAAACTTGATGGACTACCTGTACTTGCACTAAATGAAGCTGTATCATCTTTGGTATTGGTAACAATTTGAGTTATTCCACCGCCACCGCCTGTTGGTACTCCTGCTGTTGGTATTATGCTGTTGACTTTAAGTGTACTCATTTTTTTATAACCTTAGATTAATTATATACATACTCATACTACTGTCCATGTCTCTCCAGAACCAACTGTTACAGTAACTCCTGAGTTTATTGTTATAGGCCCAAAACTTCCAGCATTTTTATTATTTGTTATTGCATAATCAGCAGTAATTGTTTGCGAGTTTTCCCAAAAAATTTCATCATTACCACCTCCTACAGCACCAGCTCCAGCAGCCCCCCAACTTAAATTACCCGACCCATCACTAACTAATGCGTAACCTGCAACACTTGTATCTGAATTAGGTAATGTCAAAATAAAATTAGATGATATTGTTGCAGGTGCTTGAAAACCAACGTAATTAGAACTGTCACTATCTGCAAATCTAAGATCACTTTGTGCTTGTAAAGTTACACCATTTGCATCCATTATCAATTTTTCAACTCCAGCTGATGCAAAACCCATGACGTTTGCAGATTTTCTAAATAATCCTAAATCTGTATCCGTGTCAAAAGCATATGCAGGTGCAGCGGCATTCCCTGCATCATCTCCTAAAAGTTGACCTGTCATTGTTCCACCACCTGCTGGTAGTAGACCTAAATTTGCTACGTTAATATTTCCAATTTCAGTAAATCCATTATTAGAAGAGTTTCTTATCTTTAAAATATTAGTTGTTGTATTAAGAAACGGCATACCTGCCACACATTGACTAGTTGCTAAATCAGTTGATTTAGAATTACTAGATTGAATTGCGGCAAAAACAGCATTTAAATCTATACGAACATTCGCACCAGAAGCATTTTCAATAGTGTAATTAGTTACGTCAGCCACAGTTAATTACTAATTGTCCTCATGTTAACCCCCTTTACCAAACCCGGTAGCACTATAGGTAAAATTCTTACTTATACTAGCATTGCTTGAGTCTTTAAAATGAACTGTAAAACCAGTTCCTGATATATTAGTAACTTCAAAATAATCTCCTGTTTCCATATTTTGTGGAAAAATTCCAACAGATGGTAGAAAACTATTTGCATTTCCAAGTCCTGATGTGCCTGTAAAAAATGGTGCTGTAAATGACACCGCTTTTGCACTCGCTCCTGATGATATTAACGAAGATTGCTCTGTTCTAGACAACATAGTTGCAGAATAACCTGCTTGTTGTAAGTTCATATTTTGTGCAGAATCTGCGGTTTCTAAAGTAATTCTGAATTGAAAACCTCTAGCTCTAAAACTTCCATTTGCAAAATCATTAAATGACCCATAGGTTGGAGAACTACTAGGATCATCTGTTGTTGTGCGTACAGCTATTTTTGCATTTGCATCATTCGCTTCTGTTCCGTCAAAATCTGTCCATGTATCAATAAAATCTGTTCTATTATCAAATTGATCTCCTGTATAAAAACCTGTGCCTTGAAAATGTCTTTTTAAGACAAGTGAAAATGTACCACCCAAATCAAGAGTATCTACAAAATCATAAGTACCAGTAGCATTTGCGACTGGATCTATAAGTTTTAATCCACCAAGAGTTGAATCATATACTACATTTGACTTTGTTCCATTGTATGGAGTTCCATCAGTATCTTCTCTATCTGTTTTGACTATTGCTGAATCAGCAAGATTTGGAAGAGTAAGTTCTACTTTTGCTGCTGTAGCACTAAATCTACCACCATCATCTTGAAATTTAAGGAGATAACTTCCTGTTAAAGCTGGACAGATTACTTCAGAAGAATTACCTGCAACCGCCTGGATAATATCTTGTGAAGTTTCAAAAGTAGCATTGTTTCCTGTTTGATTTGTATGCCTTACATATACTCGACCCCCATGAACCACATCTACAGAAGTACTTTGATTAAATCTAAGTCTTATAAATTGCTCATTTATAGGTTCTACAGTTAAATTAGTAACATTATCAGGAATTCCTGTTTTTCCCTCGGCAACAAATATTTTACTTGTTGAATTTGGAGATAATTCTAACAATGCATTATAAGAAGATACTTGTACTTCATAAGTTCCTTTCTGTGTATCTAATATCTCAAAATCAGGAGAATAAGTTTCTGCTGATACATAGTTTCCACTCTCAAATTTATAACTTACTAAATATTTAGAAACACCTTGTACAGGCTGCCAACTAATAATTACTTTACTCCTAGCAATATTATTTATAACTACTGTTGTCTCATCAACAACCAAGTTGCCTGGTGGATCTTTTAATTCTGTTAGTAGAGAAACAGTTCTAGTTGGAAGTGCTGTCCCATCTTCTATAAATGCATACTTGCCCGGAACATATGATAATGCTGAAATTTGGTAAGTCACATCATCTTGTTCTTCTACAGTTATTACTCTGAATAATTGTGTTTCTAAACTTGTACTAGTTAATAAGTAAATTGTATTTACATTCGGAGTCTGAGAAAAAGCAGTATTAACATTTACTTCGTTTCCTCCTGTATAACTTGTGATATTTCGCTCTTCAACTTTGCCATCAGGTAAAATTACACTTATTTTTGGATTATCACTTATATCAGGTAATGATGTACTACCAAATGAATCTATAGTGATTTTTGTTGTAGTAGCAGCAATAACACGACCACCTCTTCTTGCCCCTGCTCGAACAGGATCATTAACTGCAATAACACTTCCGGGTCTAACTATTGCTCCCGAATCTATAGAAGTTGTAAATGAAATTACCTCCGACTCCCTTTGTTCAGCAAAAAGTATACTGCGTCCTAGACGAGCAGCTTGATTGCGACTAGTGCAACCAAATGCTTTTATATTTTTAATCGAAACCCCGAACTTACTTATAGCTGTGCTGTCTTCTACAACCTCATAATCTATCTCACGAGAGTCCATATTAAAGTAACTCACTTTCACAACAGAGTGTCTTTGTTTTAAGCTACTACCTGTGTAATTAAAACCTGTTGACGCAATGTTGGCTAGATTAAACAAATAACTTGGATCTACAGGTTTATCTTGAGTAATTGTTATTGCACCTGCCGTCCATATAGGCATACATTTCATTACTGATGACAAATCATTAATGACATCAAAAGCCTCACTTTCTTTTTGTATATTTACATTGCAACTGAATCTTGCCTCTGTACTACCTGAACCTGTACCATCATCAACTAACTCATTAGCATATTTACTAGCTGCTACAAAGCTAAATAAATCTAAATTACTATCTATAATATGAGAGCCTAGACCATACCTAGTATTTGTGAGAAGGTCAAGTAGCACCATACTAGGGCAATTTGTATAAACAGCAGCACCCATAACTCCATTAAAAATATAACCATCTGGATACACTATTCTGCCTGTAGCATTATCAACAGTTGGTGTTCCAGATCCAGATGCACCAGCTCCAGGTATTCTTACTTTTATGCCTCTAATCCTATACATTCTCTGCGGTATAGAACTAAATTTTTGTGAATCAAGTCTTAGATGTGCATATGCACTATTTAAATAAGGAGATTTATTATCAATAATTTCTGAAAAGCTTGTAAATTGAAAATCATCACGAGTGTTACTATCCGATGCATCTGCCGTGACCCTTACAACTCTAATATCTACTGGAAAAGAACCATTTATTGTTACTCGTAAATCTCTTTGATAAGCATCAGCGGATCTACCACTTACTGTGTCAGTAATAATATCGCTAAAACCTCCTGAGTTGTATTGTATTTGTATTTTATAATCAACAGTAGTTCCTAAAATATCTCCATCGTTAGTAACTACTTGCAACTGAGGCCAAGTTAAAGTAATTTTTATTGCATCAACATCTGTGTTAGTTATCTGTCTTGTTACAGGCGATGATTGCGTAACTGTAACTCCTACGTTTGTAGGCGATTCACTTGTCTCAATGCCTGGAATAAATGATTGATTTGATGTACCAAATCTTGGAACAAATGTAACATCTTGATGATTGAAATCTGTCGATGCAGGGCTTGCAGAATTTGCATTTGATTTTAATACTGGTGTTTTATTTAAAAAAACATCTTTTAATGCAGCATTATTATATGCAGTTGTATTTTTACTACGTCCTTCTTTTGAAGCAGTTGCAAATCCTTCAATCTCCCCCTCAGAAATCAAATCTTGAATAGTTACAAACTGTCTACTATGTAAGGTATCTGGAGTTCTTGTAGGAGGAGGGGGAGGAGATGGTCTGCCTCCAAAAGATCCTCTAATAATTTTTTTATTTTCTTTTGTCATGCTTGTACCTGCTCAGTATCTATAGCAGCAGAAATCACGACAGATCCTGTAAAAATTTCTCCATATACAATTGGAACAGGAGTCCCTGCTCTTGATGTGTTCTGAGTTCCAGAAAAATTAAATGATATTCTAGGATCTCCCTCACTTGAAAAATCAGGTTCTTTTGGTAAGGGAAATAACATATCACTTACACCGCCTAAAACCATCACAGCACCAACAGCAGATAAAGCTGTACCTGCAAATGTACCAAGACCTGCTCCAGCAGCAGCACCCGAAAAACTTGTAGTACCAAACAAACCTGCTCCGGGGAAAAAGAATGATGCTCCTATCAGAGCTGCTCCAAAAAGTATTCTTCCAAAATTACCACCAGATCCACTAATCACAGGAACAATATTTATATCAGAATTACCCATAGGATAATGCAACTCTGACTCGTCAACCTCATGCGTTCCTAATATCACTTTATAGTATCTTTTTGCCATATACGCTTCAGCTTTAGGAAAATTACATATAATAAATCTCATTGTCTCAGCTACAGTAGAGACTTTTGCCTCTAATGATTTATATCCTATAAAATCAGCGAGTTCTCCATGAAAGTTAATATTACGCATCATATCGATAACGACCTCCTGTACATTTTAATAACCACTCAGAGTATGGCTCTCTACAACTTAACCTATCTGCTAAATGATGTAAAATATTATCTCCTAGATATATAGCGACATGATTTAATCCTGGATTTAAAATACTCATAAGAAGCACATCGCCATTTAATAATTTTTCATTTGGCTCTAACAAACGAAATCCTATTTTTTGCAAATAATTATTGAAATCACCATCTTCTTTTGATTCAGGATTCTCTTCAAATTCTTCAGGTGTTACAGGTCTTGTTGCTTTAATTAACTTAATTCCTTTTTCTTCTAAGTACCAATCCGTCACTAAACTTAAACAATCAGTAACACCCCAAACCCAAGGTCTGCCAAGTAAAGGTGGTTTGTATCCACAAGGCTCGCAATAACCCCAAGTTTCTGTTTTTGGATTAACAATATGCCACGGAAGATTACTTTGCTCACAAGAAATTTGATCTGCTTGGCTTGCATTAGGAGGTGTAGTGGGATGACTATGAACTACTGCTGTTATATCTCCAATAGAATCTGCTTTAACATAATCTTCTGGATCAAGAATAAAACATTGATGGTTTGTCATAGAAAGATTACGACAAGGAAAATATTTTTCTTTTCCTCGAATATTCAATAATAAACCACAAGACTCTTTAGGATCTTGGTCTTTCGCATGAACAAGTGCCTCTTCTTTCCAATTCATCTAAATGTACCTATTGATGGAAACTCAGATCGTGTGCATTGACGTTTTGGAACACGAACACCTGCCAAATCAAATACTGCTGCAAGTTCCCAAGATACAATATCTCGTGTTTCTCCTGATTTACGATCTATATAATATATTTCTTGTGGAAACTCTGCTGTATTATCTGCCGTGGCATTTGTTCGATCTGCAAAATTAACAGCATCAATAAATTTTGCAAGTGTTCTAATTCTAGTCACTACAGCTCCACTTAAATCATTTCCCGGAGTAGTTTCATTAACAGTTAAAAGTAATGCAGATATACTTGGTGCAGATGATAAATTTGATATTGTTAATGTTGGTCTTGGAAGTTGACCACGTTGAAATGCGAAACCTTCTGCCTTTACAGGGAAACGTAAATATGAGTTACCTGCCCATACAATTTCTCCATTTGCATTAAGACTAGAACCATTATGAAATCTGTAGATTGTATTAGAACCATGTATAGCTGTAGATAATTGCAATGTAAATAACTCAATAATTGCAGATGGGTTTATAGATTGTAAATCGCTAAATACAGGAGTAGTTGCCATCTAACTAGGTTCAAAAACTTGTCTAAATGTTGCATTTATTGTAGCTCTATTAGGAAAAGGAATACGTTTAGTCCAATTATCACAAACATATTTGCCTTGTACATCATTAGGAGGTGTAAAATCGAAACTTGCACTATCTAAGGCACGAGCATCAAGAAATCCTTCCAGTGTGTCGCTTTCTGTTTCCGTAATATTTTCAAAAGTTAAAGAATATACTTTTGGATTTTGATGTTCAGCAACTCCAAAGATCAAACGATGCTCATATCCATCTGCATAACGTATGACACGTTTTATTGGCTTTGAAGTTTTAGTAACTCCAAAATCAGGTTCTAAATTTACTGTTGTATTAAAGTTTGCCATAAATTAAGCTAGTATGCCTCCTGGTCTTTTTGCTTTTACAAGTTCTGCCTGTACAGCAGCCCCTAGCATCTTGCCAAGTGCTGATGCTTGAGCGTTATCGCCCTCAACAGAAGAACCTGATGCATCTACATTTACCACAACATTACCAACTCCACCAGAAGCTTCAACTCCTAATCTGCCTCCTCTACCACGCTTCAACGGCATGATCGCTTCAGGCCCTTTTTCTGCCATAAGGCCAACCCCTGTTGACATTGGGAAAATGCTTGGCTTGTCAACAACTCCCCCTCGATAAAAAGGCTGTACATTATTTCTTGCAAATACATTACCTTTAGCACTTTTCTCAACAACACCACCTTTTTCAAATCCTAAGAAAGTTTGTAAGCCTGGAAACAATCCAAATAACGCTTTAAAGAATAATGCCTTAATTATCATTCTTTGTAAGTCAGCTAATATTGATCTTGCTAAATCGCCAAAACTAGCTTTACCTGATACAGCAAGTTCTGCAAATCCATCTGCAAGTTTGTTGACAGCATTAACTGCAAGTTCTCCAACATTAGATTTTAAATCAGTTGCAGCTTCTACAACTTTTCTCATTTCTTCTTTAAAATTAAATGCACCACTTTTAGCCTCTGTTAATTTCGCAATAATCTGCCCTAAATCCATATCAAACTCTTTATTATCTAATTTCATCTTTTCAAGTATTACACTAGCTTCTCTTCTTATTTCTCTAGCTTCAAATTCTTTCTGAGTTATTATTCCTAGATCTAATTTGTACTTGTCTAATGTAGCTGCTTCTTTTCCTTTATCCCCCTCTGGAGTAACTCCTTGGAATGTTGTTAGATCTGTAGTAGTTACAGGCCCTTTTAATATTCCTTGCTCAAATCCATATTGTCTTAAATTATCACGAAATATTTCATCTCTTAATTTTCTAAATAAATTTTCATCTATTGGTTTCTGTCTACCAATACTTAGTGAGTGAACATTGCCTTTTTTAAAATCTTCTTCAGTAAATACACCTGCTCTTAATTTTGCAATTTTTATTGCTTGTTTTTCCGCATCTCTTAATGCTTTATTAGATACTGTTCCAGATACATTTTTACCTTTTTCTAATTCAATTGT